TACAGTGATACCTCCCGCAAACGCAACGGAGGAGGAGGCCACCGTAGCGTGGGGCGTGAAGGTAACGTGAGTGATAAACGTATCTGCTGAAGACGCATCATTTCCTAACGTCATAACTCCACCAGTGGCCGCGACTGACCACTTCCACTGATCTTTCGCGTCATCACCCTGATCCGCTTCCCACACCAGATTGAAGGCTACGCCCTCAAGGCATGACCCGATGAACATTGACGAAAGACTGGTATTGTATCGGACCTCGTAATCCTGATCGTTGCCAAACGATACGTTCCCATCATCCTTCATGTAAATCCGATTTATCTCAGCGGATGATGATCCAATGGTAGTTGAACCGGAAGAATTACTGAGGATGTCACCCGTGAAGGTAACATCTCCCGTAACTGCCATAGTTCCAGCTACAGTAACCCCGCCTGCAAAAGCTACGGTTGACGATGCAACTGTGCTGTTTGGGGTGATTGTCAGGTGAGTAACAAAAGTACCAGCACTATTAATGTCATTACCGAGAGTAATAATGCCCTCATCGGCCACATTAAGCTTCCATTCGTCACCGGCATCGTCCCCTTCGTCCGCTGAAAGGTAAAGAGCGAGGGCCGCTCCTTCCGTAGCCGAGATATCAAGCCCAGTACGGGTGGTATTCCACCCAACGAGAACATCCTGATCACTCCCAAAATTAACAAATTTGTTATCCGCTACATATACATCACCCCACTCAAGGGATGATGTTCCAAGGTCAGCACCACCAGAAGTATCTGGATTAACAGCAGTTGTAACGGAAATAGTTGTAAACTGTTCTGGAGTAAAGAATTCAGCATCGTTTGCACCATTAACAAAAAAGTGACCCCAGTTTCCATTGTTTATTGTGATGGTGTTTGCGCCAGTTCCTTGCTTGAATGTAACTGCATATCCACCAGTAGTACCATTATAAACCCAAAACTCTTTTTCTACAGTTGTATCAGCAATAGTAATGGTTTGTGCTTGTGACAATGTTCCAGTCATTTTGATAATTCTATTCCTGAAATCATCAGAAGCACCATCAGCAATAGTTTCTGTCTTTGTTGAAGCATCAGTAACGGTATAATCCACATACCCGGTAACCATTGCTTCCATGGAAGTCCAGTTGGTATTAGTTGTCGTACCCCAAGTACCAGACTGTTCTCCTGTTGTAATTAGTTCAATGCCATTGTTTGTATATGTACTAGCCATATTCTAATTCCTTAAACTGAAGTCCATGAAGAAGACTGCGATTCATCCAAATCAGACCACCTGAAAGATCCAAGAGGACCGAGACCCCAAGCACCACTTCCCCAAGAAGAACCTGACGTATCAATAAGATCAGACCAACTTATCTCAATAGTTTCTTCAGATACTGAACTCCATGTTGTGGTTGGAGCAGGCATCAATTCACCCTTATGATAGCGTTTCCGGCATCAGCAACAGGAAACTGTATGGTAAATGTTTGGTCATTAGCTGTTTTAGCTCCTCCAAAATCAATGACAGCAATTGCTTTATTGCTCTTAGATGAATTATATATCAACGCCCCACCAGCAGTAAGCGTTCCAGTTATAGACCAGCTTACATCAGCAAAGTCTAAAAATGCAACAGTTCCGCTATTTTCAACAACTTGACTGGATAATGAGGATCCTCCCGTTGTATATCCAGTTCCACTTACCTCATTGGAGTTTGCCGTTAAACTACTGTAATTCGTAGTACTGGCCCCAAAAGAATCAGTAGTTAGTGATGTTTCTTCTTTTATAAGAGCAATCTTAAGTGTATCCCCAGACGCATCCAAATCATGCGTTCCGCCAAGAACCTCATCCTTGAAGCTGGTACAAATCGCATCAGTGATTGTAGGCATTACTGCACCGCAATACGCAGACTGTCGTGCCTGCGCTCTTCAAGTCTATTTCTTCCGCTATATCTATTTTTCAACCTAGCAATTTCAGATTGATATCTCTGCTCATAATATTGTAATAATGCAGTCTCACCTTTCAGGAAAGAATAACCTTCAGCTAGACATCCATACAGAAGAGCAGTTTCTGCATTCGTTCCAATCCAGCTGTGACCACCACTCACATAAACTGCTGTTATGGAAGCACCACCTCCAGACGTAGATCCTGAACTTGCTCCACTCACAACAGTAGTATCAGAAGAATTTACTTTAATATCATACGAATTCGTCGCAACATTGGATATCTTATGCGTTGTATTAATCACATCTGCAGCAATACCGTCAGTTGCATCAGCTGAAGCCAATGTAACAAGAGACTGATTGTTGGCTCCATGAGATGAATCGGATACAGTAATAACATTAGACCCAGCAGATCCAGTTGTAAGCGGATTCCCACCTAAAGTTACAGACCTGAAAACGCTTAAGTTTGTTATAGAAGATGGTTTGTAATAATAATCCAGTTCCACATTATACGTGGTATCCGGTACGGGACTTACAACAATAGTTGAACCCACAGATGTAGACGTCTGAAGTTCCGCATCATAATCTGCATAATACCTAGGTATTCCCCGAAGAATCGAATCACTTGGATCGGATACATGATCCTGCATGAAAGATGGATGCTTTTTTCTTAAATAAACATAATCACCGTCAACGATAGCTGCAACAGATATTGAATTTAAGTAGTCATCGGGAAGAGTTAGAAATCTGTTTCCTGTAGAAAAAGATGCTGTTTGAGATTTTCTGAACAAGTTAAGTTCAAGTTCCTCAAAAATTCTTTCTTCCGCTGACTTTATAAACAAATCAATATTGTTAACAAAGGTTGTCTCTGTAGTTTCAAGATAATCTTTGATTTGCTGCTTTAATTCGTTGTAGTTCATGAGACTGATACCGTAGCCTTTCCAAGCTCTATTTTGAACGATAACGATTTTTTAATTTTACCAGTTTCCCCCGCCCCCCCAACAAATTGGACCATAGGTTCCGTGCGTGCTGGACGTGAGAACTGAAGGCCTTGCGGATCGTCAATAGGCCTGATCGGAAAAAGTTTAGGATGCTTTGGCTCATAACATTCAGGGCATGTACGAAGTCCATTCCACTCTTCTTTAATTTCCGCATATTTATATTGCCATCCACATCTATCGCATATAGATAAGGCATTTCTTCCAGTAGCAAATGCCATGATTAAGACCTGTAGTAAGCCGACACATCAGGGATAATTTTGTATGTAGCTCTATCCCTATCTTCCCCGGCAGCTTCATTGAATGATTCATCGTACAAAGCTTTTAAAACCTGAACCCTGTCGGGTGCTCGCTTAAGAGCTAAATGAAAAGATATTCCAGCAACAAATGCTTCATAAAATCTAAATGGAATTTGAACAGTATCTGTACCTTTAGATAAATCCTGCATACGAGTCAAGCAATCAAACTTAAAAATGTCAGTTGAATTCTCTGGAGTTAAAAAGAAATTCAATATCGGTAAATCCGCCCCACGTTCCAAATACCATTGGCTAGGCTTTCCGGTACTTGACTTGCTTGGAATATTTAAAAAATCTTCCCTGCTAATCCTTTCAGTATTTGAATCTGTATTACTTCTAACTATTACACCAGACAAAATATCAATAATATCTGACTGCATGGAATAAGATGTTTGATCCGCAATTAAGTTTAGTTGTCGATTGGAAACAGTCCAAAGATTAATCCCTTTGTTGGCCCAATGAGTTACCAAATAATTCATGGAACGTCTGGCTGTTTCGTTGTCGTACCCAGTACGCAATTCAAGTCCACATCTCTCGAATGCTTCTTCCGCTATTTCGGAAGCGTTTGGATTAAATGAAGTCATACCCGAAGTAGACATTAGCCCCTAACACTCTTCGCTAAAGTTTTAAGAAGTTTTGTGATGTCAGTTCCGCCACTTTTGTTTCTACGATCTTTCACAACACCTTTGGGTGCAAAGGAAACTTTTCGCTTTGGGTATTTAGGTTTCTTGAACCTACTCCCCATTCTTTTGCTCTTCAGAACAGAAAACATGTCACTTATCGCAGGCATTGCCATCGGAGATGCAGTCTTTTTAGTTTTCTTTGCCATGAAAATAAACCCCCAACTCGCAAGGTAACGGGCCGGAGGTCAAAATGACATACGGGGAATCCCCCGACCATGTAACGCTAGCCGTACTTTTTTCTTAACCAAAGATATACGGAATACCAGTCCGTATTGCTATGTCCTACGGTAGTAAACATTACATCCCCGGTAGTGCCAGTTGATCGCGGGTTTTTCAGTCCGCCACCTTCAAAATTCAAAACACCAGACTCATCTGAAGGAAGTTCCCAGCAAACATCATCCGTATCCGCATCCCAAAGAAGTCTAACAACCATGCCGCTGGTTGCATATACAATCTTTTCAATCCTCACTTCGTTGCATGCAGCCTCATTACCAGCTGCTTGTAAAGCAGACAACGCAGAAACATCTACCTTTTTAACGGCAGCTTCACCACTTCCATCACTTAAGTTTGTAAAATTCAAAACAGCTACAGCAGGACCATCCTGCAAAGTCTGAGAAGTTACAGCATCAGCCATGTCATATTCCTCCAACCCTGACCGGGTGGACCCGAAGGTCCACCCAATACAGGTTTAAATATTCAACAAACCTTAAGCGTCCGTTGAAGCAGTGATGTTCGTCTCAATGCTGGACTCGCCATCAAGGTTCACAATCCGAATCGGCTGGAAGAATTGCATATCAGCCCCAACAAATGCTTCGGTAACATTGGCCGCATTGTCCGTTATTCTTGCACTAATATTTGGTCCTACATTACCAGTTGTCGTTGCAACAGCAGTGAAAATTACATCGTCTGAATTTCTGGTTCTGGCATAGTTTTCACTGTATCCACCGCCAACAGTTAAGTTAACGGCAGCGGTAGTCACATTCTCTATGCAGGCAGTACCAAAGTTACCATCAATCCAGAAGTTCTCGATAGTGATGTTGTCACCACCAATAATCGTCATCGCAGTTTCTGCACCAGCAGAAGCTGATCCGTAATGTTTCCATCCGGAAATTAACAGATCATCTGCATTGGCATCAGTAGCGATAAAGTCAGTACATTGACCCGTAACATCTCTGGTTTCAATGTTGATCAATGAACATCTAGCAGCGTTGATGTCGATAGGTCCGGTAAGAGCATCAACTCCACCCGTAAACCTGAAATTCGTCATCTTGGTATCCGCTGAATCAACATCCATGTCAGCACCAACAGCCGTAGTGAAGTTAATCTGTGGTCTATTGTCGCCATGTCCTATACCAACAAAAGTGATACCAGCAACATCGATAGCAAGACCAGCAGCAGCCGTGACGGTTTCTACATGTCCCGGACAAACAACAACAACATCACCATTGTTTGCAGTCATCTTGCCGACAGCATAATCTATCGTATTCCATGCATGTTCAGGGTCTTTCCCCGAGTTGCCATTGGAGGATCCGCTTCTGGTGGAACCAACAAATCTAATATTTCCTGTAGTGGTAATGTCTCCACCACCAAGAACAGGAACAC